TGGAGTAGATGTGGCCGACGAACGGCTCGCCGGTCCCGTAGTAGGCGCCGATGCGGATGGGCAGGGCCGAGTCGAACATGCCGAAGGTCCCGAGGAGCGCCACGGTGTGCTGGGTCCAGGTGACCCCGTCCGGTGAGGTCCAGGTCGCCATCGTCGCCGGGTCACCCGTGGAGAGGACGCTCACGGCGAGCCAGACGTCCGCGTCGGGGACGAGCGGCGGAGCGTTGCTGGTCAGGTTGGAGGTGACGTTGGTCCCATCGGAGGTCGTGAGGAGGTTGACCTGGCCGTTCAGGTTGCGGCGCAGCGACCACGAGGACAGCCCGGCGTCGAACTGCGATGCCAGTTGATGCCACGCCTGGGCGCTGGCCGTGTGGCGGAGCCGAAGGACGAACGTGTGCTGGTTGGGTGGGATGGGGTCGATGTCAGGAGTCGTGACGGTCCCAGCGGTGGGGTTGAGGTAGGCGGGGAGGTCACCCTCGACGCCCTCCACCGAGGTCGCTCCAGGAGAAGCGTCCTCAAAGTCGCCACCCACGCGGAGCGGGCCGCCGATGGCCGTCCTGATCTCCACGTTGTAGAAGCGCCCCACCGCGGTCGGGCGGTCGGCTTGGAGCGCAGGGGCGACGGCCGTGTCGGCCCCGATCCGCACCGGGAGCGTGGAGGCGCCCATTGCCGGTGCTGACACGCCGGAGGGCACGGTCGCTCCGGAGGCCAGGGCCAGCCGGGTCCAGGATGAGCCATCGGCGCTGGTGTAGAGCCGAGCGTTGATGGAGCGGTCAGGGACGGGCGACCACTCGCTGACCTCGCCCTGGTGGATGCCCGCCTGGTCCAGACGGATGACCTCCCCAGCGGGCACGTCGGCGGTGATGCCCGAGTTGAACAGAGTCCAGGTGCGGCCCCGGGGGTCGGTCCACTCGGGGGCGGCGGGGAGGGCGGTGACGACGGGGGCGCCCACAACTGCGGGGTAGTCAGCCGAGTCGAAGCGCCAGAGGGTCCGGCCCGAGATGGCGGCTGGGCTGGTGAGCGTCCAGACCCGACCCCGCGGGTCGGTCCACGAGGAGCCATCCGGCGGAGCCTCAGAGGCGTCGAAGCGCCAGAGGACCGACCCACCCGCCGGGTCGAGACCGGAGCGAAGTTCGACCGAGTAGATGCGACCACCCCAGATGGCGGTGTCACCGACCCAACCGGCGCCGATCCGCACGTTGGCAGCGATGTCGGTCTGGGCGATGGGGGAGCCGGTCGTGCGGGCGATTTGCGACCACCCGCCCGCGCCGTCCGGCCGATAGAGCGTGAGGACGCGCTCGGTGCCGTCGTTCCGGTCGAAACTGAGGGCGAACGTCTCGTCAGCCCCCGTGACCGGTGCGCCGCTGGCGTAGGTCGGGGTGGCCGTGGCGGAGGGGAACGTGAGGAGGTTCCAGACGCCAGCCGCGTCGCGGTTGAGCGACCACTCACCCACAGGGTCCATCTGAGCAGCGAGGCGGGCGGCTGCGACCGGACCGCGGGCCTTGACGATGAAGGTGTGCTGGTCGGGGACAGGGCCGGGGTCCGGGGTGCTGACCGTACCCACCGCCGGGTTGAGGTAGCGCTCAGCCCCGGTCGGGTCCAGGCCCGAGCGCATCTCGACCGAGTGGATGCGGCCCGTCCAGGCCCACCCAGCGCCGTTGTAGAGGTCCCCGATGGTGACCGGGTTCGGAGAGTCGAACAAGGTGGGGAGGGCCAGCGGTCTCGGCGTGCCGATCGGCTGCCAGACCAGGCCGTCCTCCGAGGAGTACGCCTGGGTCCCCTGGTCGATGTCCACGGCCACGGCCAGCCACCCGTCGAGGTCCGGCGTGAGGCTGCCGCCCATGAGGGCCGTGCCGTCCGTGCTGACCAGCATCTCCAAGGTCTCGAACCAAGAGCCGAAACGGTACGTCGCCGTGCCGTCCCAGTTGAACCCCTGGTTGGAGATGACGGTGCCCGAGCCGGGCACGCCCCCGGCTTCGATCCGCGCCAGCAGCACGAACTCGGGAGGCACCGGCCCCGGGTCGAGCGTCTGCGCCATGCCGACGAGAGGTTCCAGGGAGCCGGGTACGTCCACCCCGATGGCGGCGTGGGTGGCGCCAGGAGGAGCGGCGCCTTGCACCGAGAGCCGGGTCCAGGTACCAGCGGGGACCTCCGTGGTGACGCTGGTCTCCTCGCTGAGAAGCGTGCCCGAGGCCAGCCAGTACAGGCTGAGGCGGTAGGCCCGAGAGACCGGCGACTGGATGCTCACCATGGCCGTGTAGGTGGCCCCTGGAACTACTGCGGCATCTCCCGGGGAGAGGGCGGCCAGGGCGGAGGCCGCGGCGCCCTTCGTCAGGGTGAGGGCCGCCTCGCCGGAGGCGCCCGGGGAAGCCGAGGCCAAGGTGCCGCCCGTCGCCGTCCAGCCCCCGACCCCGCCCTCAAAGTCAGCGCTGTCAGGGAGCACGAGGAGGTTGTCGCCCTCCTGAGCCGGAGGCTGACGCGGCGACACCGTGCCCCGGACCCAGAGGCGCTCACCAGGACCGACATTGAGGGGATCAGCGGAGCGGGCCGCTCCCGCGGTGGCCGCGCCCCAGCCCAACTCCAGGTGCCCGGACTCATCGACGCTGAGGCGGAAGGCGCGGGCCGTGCCCGCATCGTCGGAGGGCCACTGCGTCACGAGATGCTGGTCGATGCCGCCCCACTGGTCGAGGGCCGCATCCACCCGCAAGTCGATCTCGTCGCTCAGGCCCGCAAGGGCCTCGTCAGGGAGCATGACCGACGCGGAGCCGGTGTCCTCCCCGGCCGGAGGCAGGTTCAGGTAGGCGCCCTCGATGAACGGCCCCGGGGTGACCGGCGGCTCGCAGCCGACCGGGTGCAGGGTGGGCACCTCGTCGGGCACCGCCACCAGCCCGGTGGGCGGGACGGGTCGGGTGTGGAGGGCGATGCCCAGGTCGCCGCCCGTGTCGGTGATGCCCGCGCCCGTGGTGGAGGCCCAGGTGGTGCCGTCATACACGGTGGGGGTGGTCAGCCCGAGCACCAGCCACGGACGGGCCGTGCTCGTGCTGGAGAGCAGCGTGGCGCTCTGTGAGGTCGAGGGAGCGACGGGGAGGGCGAGCCACACCTCGCGCCAGCCTCCGGCCAGCACGGGCGAGCGCTTCGCCTCTTCCACGGTAAGGGACGCCTCGACCCCGGGCGCCCAGTCGGAGAAACGCAGCCGCAGGGCCGCGGTCGGGTCCTGGTCCCACCGGACGTAGGCCCGGAGCAGGCCGTACTCCTCGGTGTAGGGGATGGGGAACGTCTGCGGCTGGATCAGGTCCTCGTGGACGGCCAGGGGCGCCGGGACGGCGTAGGGCTGCGACAGGTAGCGGACGTAGGCGCCGTCGTTGCCGAACACGTACGACGGGTGCAGGGCCTCGCTGTAGCCCGCGTCGGACACCAACCCCGTGCGCTCGTGGAAGTCCGGCGTCGAGAAGGTCAGCGACGGAGGGAGGGCGAGCGGGCTGCCCTGCGTGACCCAGGAGCCGCCCCAGGCGTACCAGGGGTTCGCCGGTTCGCTGCGGACCAACAGGGTGTGGTCCACGCCTCCGGTGAGCACGGCCCCGGCGGCGGGGAAGGCGAACCCGGCCCAGACGCTCCCCGCTGGCGCGGGCTGCGGACGGGTGTCCCGGTAGGTGGCCGAGAGGAGGCGCTTGTCGGCGGCGATGGCCGTGACCCGCAACTGGAGGTAGTCGAGGCGGATGACGGCGTTGGACGGCTGGCCGAGCACCTTGTCGGTCGAGATGGTGAGGTAGTTGGTCCCCAGCGACCCCATCTGGCTCTCCAGGGAGGACTTCGTCCAGGGGACGTGGGTCCACGGGTTCAACTCGCCCAGCGGCAGCGTGAGCAGGGGAGGCGGAACGCTGGATGCGGGGAGGGCGACGGGCGGGAGGTACTTGCCCAACTGGACCGACTGCCCGAGGGAGGGGGAGAGCGCGACGTAGCCGACGCCCTCCGACCAGCCACCGAGGAGCAACTCCACCCGGAGGATGCGCGCCGTGGAGGGCAGGGCGGCGAGGTTGAACCGGTAGAGGCCGTGATCGACGGGGTGGAAGTACTGGTACTTCTCGTCGTTGTAGGTCGTGATGGGCACGACCCCGCCAGCGATGCCCCCGGTCTCGTCGCTAATCCGGTTCCCGAAGTTGTAGAAGGTCGCCGGAGGCAGGTCGTAGACGACGGGCGCAACGGAGGCCAGGTCCGCCGTCTTGTAGACCTCGGCCAGCCACCGGGCCTGCGCAGGGAGGTCTTCCAGCAGCACGTCCACCCGGTCCACCGTGGTGTCCGAGGCCGGGCGGAAGGTGACGGCCCGACCACCGCCCTCCACGTCGAGGGGGCGCAGCATCCGGCGTAGGTAGGGGAACTGGACCCCGAGGACGGCGGGCAGGCCCGGGTTGTAGTCGATGGTCACACCGCCACCCTCCTGGCCTCCAGGCGGAGGCGCTGGGCCAGGATGGCATCGTTGATGCCCTCGCCCACCGCCAGCCCGGTGCGGTACGCCTCACCCTGGGTGGGCACCACGCCCACGAAGTTGACCGCCACGGCCCCCGGCCCGAACGTCACGCTGCCGGGCATGGGACCGCGGCCCAGGGGGACGACCGCCTCCGGTCCGGCCTCACCGAGGAGGGCCAGGGTGGGACGGCTGATGATGCCGCCCGCCGCCAGTTCGGGAATGTTGAACGGGTGCCACCCGCCGAGGGTCATGCCACCGAACACCTCGCGGCCTGCCACCTCGATCTTGCCCACCTCGAACTCGGGGACGTGGAAGGAGTTGAGGGCACGGATGGCCCCGTTGATCGGTGCCTTGATGGCATCCACCACCCGGCCGACGGTGCGGGAGACGCTGTCCACCAGGCCCCCGATGAACTCCGTGACCTTGCCGAACCACGAGACCACGGCGTTGTAGGCGTCCATGGCCCCGGTGCCGATCCGCTGGAAGCCGTTGACGATGCGATCGACGTAGCCCCGCACCGTGCTCACCACGCCACCGATGAACGAGGCGATCTTGTCGAACCACGTCTTGACGCCATTGTAGAGGTCAGCGGTGGTGTCCTTGATCCACTGCCAGGCGGCGCCGATGGTGTCGCTTATGCCACTTACGACCCCACTGATGAACTGCCATATAGCGTTCCAGACGGTCTGAATCAGGGTCCATATCCATTGAACGGCCGCCGATATGGCGTTCTTGATGGTCTCCCAGTGCTCGGTGATGAGCAGGACGGCGAGGCCGATGGGGCCGGTCAGGATGGCGAGGAGCAGGGGCCAGTTGTCCGCGACCCAGTGGAACACGGCCATGAACAGGTCCCAGACCCACTGGAGGGCGGCCTTGATCTTGTCCCAGTGGTTGATGATGAGCAGGACGGCCCCGCCGATGATGACGGCGAGGAGGATCCAGGGAGCGGCGGCGAGGAGGGTGGCGGCCGCGGCGGCGATCGCGCCAGCGGCCCAGAGGGCGAACCCGGCCACGATCGGGGCGATGGTCGAGTACAGGGCGACCCCGAGGACGGCAGCGAGGGCGATCACCTGGTCCTTGTTCTCGCTCATGCTCGTGGCGAGGGTTTCGATCCACCCGGCCAGGGTCTCGATGGGACCGATGAGCGAGTCCGCGATGATCGTCACCAGGTCGGTGAACGGCGGGATGAGGAGGAGCAGCACCTCCAGCAGCGGCGGGAGGAGCGAGAGGGCCAACTCCATGAGCGGCGGGAGGAGGGGGAGGAGGCCCTCCAGCAGTTCGGCCACGAGCGGCATGAGTTGGACGAGGGCGTCACCGAGGGCGGCGCCCAGCATCTCGGCCACCTCGATGATGACCGGCTGCAACGCCTCGAAGATCGGCACCAGGGAGTCCACGAGGACGCCCACGAGGTCGAAGATGACCGCCAGGAGCGGCCCGATGGCGGGGGCCAGGGTGGCGATGGCCGTGCCGAAGATGGCGCCGAACTGCGCCACCGCCGGACCGAGTTGGTCGAGGAGGCCGCCCGTGTCGGTGAGCACGCCGATGACCGGCTTCAGCCCCTCGGCCAGGGCCATGCTGGCCTCGTCCTTGAAGGTGGAGAGTTGGCCGGTGAGGGTCTGGGAGGAGCGCTCCATGGCACCCGCCGCCCCGGGGAACTTCTCCATCTGGGACAGGAGGATCTCAGCGCCCTCAGCCCCGGAGATGCCGCCGTCCTGGATCTTCTTGCCCGCCTCTTCGACGGTGATGCCGTACTTGGAGGCGACCCCCTCGGCCAGTTGCATCTTGGAGGCGAAGCCGGGGAGGTTGTTCGTGATCTGCATCAGGTCGTTGCCCATGACCTTGCTGCTGCTGCCCATCTGCCCCAGCGCCCGGGTGACGCCGTCCATCTGGGCCTGACCACCGCCGAGCACCGAGGAGATGTCCCCGATGGTGCCGACGTAGTCGAGGACGTTCTCCTGGGTGACCCCGAACTGCTGGCCCTGCGCCAGCAGGTTCTTCGTCATGTCCGAGAGGCCGGGCATCTCCAGCGGGGTCTGGGCGGCGAAGGTGGTGAGGCTCTCCATCATCGCCTTCGCCTCGGCGGAGGAGCCGAGCAGCCCGGCGAACCCGACCTCGGTCATCTCCAGGGAGGCAGCCGTCTTCAGGCCGAACCCGACGATGGCGGTCCCGGCCGCCCCGATGCCGAGCGCCGCCAGGCCCCCGGCCATCCGGGTGCCCATGCCCCGCATGGCGTTGTCCGACTGGCGGGCCGCTTCCTTGAAGTGGCCGGTGACCTGCTCCCCCGCCCGGTCGGCCTGGCGCACCACGTCCCCGAACACGTCCGCCCCGCCGATGCGGTCCAGGGCGGTGTCGCTCTGGGAGGCAGCCTCCACCATCGACCGCTGGACGCCCTCACCGGCCGCCTCCGCCTGCCGGGTGATGTCCCCGAACACGGCCGCCCCGCCCATCGTGTCGAGGGCGGCGTTGCTCTGGTGGGCCGCCTCGACCATCGAGGACTGGATCGACTCACCGGCCCGCTCGGCGGAGGCCTCCAGGGGAGCGAAGGTGACCTGGTGCAGTTGCTGGGCGAACTGCTTGGTGTTGGCCGTGATCAGGACGCTGGCTTCAGCGAGGGTCGGCCCGGGCACAGGCCGATGCTACGAGGTCAGCGCATGGCGGCGCGGAACTCCGCCGCCGCGGCGTCGTCGCCGTGCCACCAGAGGGGGACGCCCCGCACCGGGTCGATGCGGTTGGGCGGCTCCAGGGCCGCCTCGATCTGCATCAGCCGCTTGTCGTCGGCGTTCTCCCGGATGCAGTGCAGGAACAGGTTGATCAGGCGCCGGTAGGGGAGTTGGAGGGGGTCGACGCCGCGGGCGGCGCACCAGCCGTCGAACCCGACCCATTGGGTAAGGATCCAGCCGGTAAGGACGCCAGCAGCGTAGGGTCCACGTCCACCTGGGTCCTCTGGAGCCGCGTGACCATCTGGACGATGGTCCCGGGGTCCACCCGGTCCTCGATGTGCTGGCGGAGCGCCTCGCGGCTCTCAGGCACCACTGCGGCCAGGATGAGGTCGATGGCCGCCTCGACCTGTTCCACCGGGTCGTCGCTCTGCTGCTTCACCACGCCGAGCAGGGCCTTCTGGGCCTTCCAGCCCGCAGGCTGCATGGGGTACTCGATGCCCTGGAGGACCAGCACGTCGTCCTCGGGGTCAGCAGCGCCGAACTCGTAGCGGGCCATGACCGCACCCTAGTCAGCGGGCGGCGCGTAGCGCACGGACGAGGAAGGGGTTGGGCGGCGTGCCCCGCACCCGCCGAGCGACCACCGTGTCGCCGGTGTGCCAGTCCTTCCAGATGAGGAACCGGGCGCGCTTGGGGACGATGTAGCCCCGGCCGACGTAGATGCCGGTGCCCTCGTGGACGTACCGGGCGTAGTACAGGTTGGTGCCCACCGTGACCGCAGGCTCACCGCCGATCATCCCGAGGCGGGAGTTGAGGGAGGCCCGGAGGGTGCCCTGGCGGACGGGCGCCTCCGTGCGGGCCTGGTTCAGCACCCGCTGGCCCCGCCGCATGAGGTCCTGCGCGACCGGCCCCCGAGGGCCGGTGAGCATGGCCTGGATCTTGTGGGTGTCGAAGGTGACGACGACCTTCGCCACGCGCTACAGCCGCTCCACCAGGGAGGCCGCCCCGAGGAGGAGCAGGCCCAGCGCCAGGTAGCCCAGCACGTCCACGGCCCAGTCCTCCATGTGGCCGAACCCGATGAGGGTCGTGATGAACAGGGCCACGAGGGCGAGCGCCCGGAGGAGCAGGCCGAGCATCGTCAGCCCGTCACCCGGTCCGCCCGTGCGGCGCCAGGCCCAGCGGTGTGTGGGTTCCACCATGGTGGTCTCCTATCCGTTCAGGCACCCGGGCAGTCCGGGCACCAGGACTCCTCCTCGACGCCCACGGTGATGCGGGTCTCGACGCCGATGCATCCGCCCTCCGAGCCGACGAACTCCTGCCGCTGGTTGGCGGTCTCCCACGGGGCGAAGGGGCCACGCAGCGTGTTCCAGACCACCGCCGCCTCGGCCATGATCGCCCGGTAGGCGGCGTCCATCGAGGCCACCGTGGGCACCCGGCCCCGGTCGTCCAGCGTGGGGACGCACCGCAGGAGGAGCACCACGAGGTCCACGGCGATGAGGCCGTCGAAGCAGCCCATCTCGTCCGGCCCCTCGGTGGGGAACCGGGCCGTCCGGTAGATGCGCTCGGGGGCCACGACGAGGGTGCCGCAGCAGTCGTCCCACGCCACCGCCCCGGCGGCCACGTGCGCTCGAGTGAGCGGCTCCGAGCCGCACCGGAGCAGGGCGTCCTCCACGAGGGCCAGCACCCAGCCGCACACCTCCTCGACGCCGGAGGCGGGGATGGTCGGGGGAGGGACCGTGCTCACGTCACCCGCGCCACGTCAGGCGAGTAGACCCGGGAGGCCCGGTCCAGGCTCGTCGGGTTGACCACGGCCAGCCAGGCGTCGGCCAGCGGCAGCCCGAGCCGCCCGGCGGCCAGGAACTCGGACGGGTCGCCCAGGTCCACGGTGATGCCCTGGCGGCTGATGGACGTGGCCCGGGAGGGCAGGCGGCAGACGCCACCGGTCATGCCCTTCAGCATCTCGCAGGCGACCTCGCCCATGGCCGTGTCGGTCCCGGCGGGGAAGCCGACCCCGGCCCGGTAGGTGACCTCGATGGGCGGGTCGTCGCACTCAGGGCCGCAGGGCCAGCAGGCCCCGATCCGGCGGAGCCACCCAGCGCCGTCGAGGGCGTAGGTCAGCGGGTCCAGGGCGACCCCGTGCTCCCCGACCTCGATGACCTCGGCCACCGGGCGGTGGAGGAGGAGCAGGCGGCAGCAGTCGCCACCCCTGCCTCCGTTGCGCCAGTTGCCCGCCGCGTCCTTGTACGGGGTCCCGCAGTCGCCGGAGCAGGCGGGCCAGTAGCCCTCCGTCCAGGTGCAGTACCCCAGCCGCCGCCCCGACATGGCCCAGAGGAGGGCCTCGGCGCTCGTCTGGGCCTGCGCCAGCAGGGCGGGGTCGGCCCCGTCGTCCTCGGTGCAGAGGGACCAGTCGATGGGCCAGGGATCGCACGGGCTGGGCATGACCTACCTCACGGGTTGTCGGCGAGCCAGTCTCCCAGGTCTCCGGCCTCCCGGTGGGCGATGAACCCGTCCAGCCACGAGAGGAGCGTGGTGCGGCCGTTGCCCGCCGCCTCCGCAGCCCGGACGGCC